AAGGCAAGGCGATGCCGAATGCTGTCAAGGACAAAATTCGTCAGGCACGTTCTCGAGCAGTTGTTCAGTGTAGCGTTTTGGGTGAAGAACTAGCGATGTACACATCGATCAAGATCGCTGTTGCGTCGACTGGGTCGAGCATGTCATCGATTCAACGTTCTCTCTATTCGGGAGATCCAAAGAGCGGATTCTTGTGGAAGTACGCTGATCCAGATCAAGTGGTTGAAATTAAAGGATAGTTCATGGCGACCTACAAAGAAATCCTCCCTTCAGATGTAAAAACTGCTCGCAGTTTTTTGAATCAACTTATTGACGTCCTCCAAGAGGATATCTCTGGTTCATCGTCACGAAGGAAGTTCCAGGTTTTTGTCACCGGTGGCGTCGGACCAGGTGTGACAAGTTCGCTGTTTCAAACAGTGTACGATCAGGATTTTTCTCTTCAAACAGCAAATCCGGTGTTTGATTGCACGGTGGGACTGTTCCCGGACGGTACTACGGTTGCATCGTCTAAAACAGGGACTGATGCTGTCGGTAAGGAACTGTTTCCGTCATCATCATTGATGATGCGAGAAAAGATGGACGTGTACCGACAGTTCTCGCAGGCGCTATTAGGTGATTCAACCTTGTCGTTCACTGCACCGTTTGATTCATCAACCGTCAGCGATGAGATCGATGTTGCGTTGTTCATCTGCTTCAAACGCTTGTTCGCAAGGGATCAGATCAAGCGAGAAACGTTTGCGATGCGTTTCTACCAGACTGCGTCGATCAATGGGCCAAACCCACTGACGCCAGCAGAAACCTTCCTTTCAAAACCGAACCTGTTTTTAACATCAGAGTCGGGATCAGCGATCTACACTGACATCGGCGCGGCCAGCAACAAGCTGACGACGTTCGGGGGACAGGTTGGAAACATCGTGGACGCTGCAAACACCAACCGGTACGTAGGGTTGATGTTTTATGATCGTGGCATCGCTGTCCTCGACATGTCAAAAATCACCAGCGCCAGTCAATACATGTCTGGTACCATCGATGCTATGCATCCATTGGGTCGGATCACGCTGGGATCGTCAGGGACTCAGACGCAGTTTGCATCAAAGTTCATTCCTGATTTTGTTGTATCGGCTAGCATCGACAACATCGTAGACCACGTCTGTTCAACTAGGATGGGATCGGGTTCTCAGTCCGCGATGACGTTCCAGAACACCACCAACATTAACAGCACGTTGATCTTCTGCCGCGCCTCGGCCGACGAGTTTAACTACAGCTCAAATCCAACGTTCACAGACGATGAAAACCGCATCGTTTGTATTGACGTGGGTCAAGAAGACACGCAACAGAGCTTCACGTTTATAACTTCTGTGGGGCTGTATGATGCCAATGACAACCTGTTGGCAGTTGCTAAGCTGTCTAGACCCGTTGAAAAGGGACCAGAGCGTGATCTCACCTTTAGGGTCAGACTCGATTATTGATTTTGTCAATCTGGTGAATTTCGTGAAAGCGTTAATCAACTGTGTGTTGTGCGGTTCATAACGGATCAAAGCATCATGGTTGACAGGCAATGAGACTAAAAGTCAGTCAATTACGTCAATTGATCATTGAGGTGGCGAAAACCGTTTCTTCACTGCCTACATCTGTTAAGTTTTTTGAAGTCGGTGAAGCGCACACGCACTACATGTACCTGCTTGATGATAGTTTGATGCCTAACATTTCAGAAGCATTGTTGGGTGGTATCTCTATCAGTAGCGCAGGTGGTGCATGGCATGTAGGATCTGTCAGTGCATATGAAGGTTATGGACCTTTGTTGTATCGCTTAGCGATGGAATGGGTCGCTCAAGAAGGGGGTGGGCGAGGATTGACGAAGAATCCGGGCGAGACGTCGAAGGCGGCGCAGCGTGTTTGGGATCGCTTCAGTTCAATCAAGAGAGATCCCGAAGCAGCCATCCAATCATTACCTGTTGATGATCCCATGCGTCCTGAATATGTTGCAAAATCAAATGAACTGAAAAAGATTCGAACTCGTTGGATTCAGCTGACGCCAGCGCAAGCTAACGAAGCCTGGTCAGAGTTGATCGATCTCAACATCGGCGGTCAACGTGGTTACGATGATGATTGATCATTGACTGTCATACTTAACGCACATGAGAATTCGACTCGACGAATTGAGGACCTTGATCCGAGAGCTAATCGATAAAGAACGTGCTCGAGGTCGTTTTTTTGTCCTTGTCCAACAGGCGATTCGCTCTCCTGCTTCGCAGGGTACTTTGTTTGGATACATGCGCTCTGTTGGCATTGAGGACAGTGAGATCCAACGTGTTCGCTTGTTGTTGAAAGGTACTGACAAGGAACGTCTGGTGTCGTACATTCGAAGCCTGGCCCATTCGACGTTCGGCGATTGAATCGTGTGGTACAGTCGTGTGGTGATCCGGTTGTGATGGGTCATAGTTACCGAAATCCCGATGTCGATCTATCGCATTGAACCTGACGATGTTGAATCGTTCACGGTCGTCACCAACCCACTGCGTCAGTACACATCATCCTCAACGCAAGGGGTGACAGGTTCAGTTTACGTTTTTCCACTACGATCATCCCTACAAAAGGACGTTGATCCCTCGCCGGTGTTTGTTGACGCTGCGCACACTGACGATGACATCAGTTCTGCCTTACAGGCAGTACAACAGACTGGAAAGCTTGCGCGGCTCGCAACGAACAACCAGTTGTCGAGTTCGTTCCCTGGGATGATCAGTGGATACCTTGACCGTGTAAATGCATTGGGCGCATCGTCGCGACAATCACGTGTTATCGACGTCAAGCGGTCGGTTCCTTCAGTCGATTTTTCAGTTGAGACTGTTAAGAAACAGGTCATCAAGGACAACCTGTCAGCATATCACAGGACAACCTATCCGTCAGCGCACTGGGCATACGTTAACTACCACGCGCTCAATTTTTTTACTTCGTCGACAGTACCGACGTCGTCAGTGCTGTTGTATCCAAACGTTTCAGGTGGGCCGACCCACGATGGCTTTGTCACCGGTACGTTTGTGCCGTCCGGCGCGTTTAGTTTTGACTTTTACATCAATCCACGTTATCAGCCAGATCAATGCGATGGCGCATTTAAAGCGGGTACGATCATACACCTGTCATCGACGTACGCATTGTCGCTTGTGTCTGGGACGAGGAAAGATGAAAACGGCCGGCCTGCGACGTATCGTCTGCAGCTGCAGTTGAGTCACAGTGCCGATGTTCGCCCGTCGCTAGCAGTACCAGGTACGTTTCCAAATGATCTGATCTTCTTGTCTGATGACGCATTGAAATTCAATACCTGGCACCATGTGGTCGTGCGATGGGGCACTGATCTGGTAGAGCAGGGCACCGGTTCGTTCAACGTTGACGGCGTCGATCGTGGAAGGTTTGTCGTCCCGTCAGGTACGATCGCTCCTAAAACGTATGTTGAAGCCCAGGGCACGCCCGACGTCATGTGTGTTGGCAACTTCTACGAAGGCACCAATCGTGGGACGTCAAGGCAGTCATTGTTCTTTGCGACTGATCCTGCCACGCGTGACGGGCTTGCTGTCTTGACGGGAGCTGTCGGCGTCAATGAACCGCTGTCGTACTCATTCAATCATCCACTGAACGCAGAGTTACACGATGTCGCATTGAAACGATACTACATGTCTGACGTTGACCTGGCGGCTAGCGCTAGCGCTGGACCCAAGTCGATCGATAGCGACTGGGTTGCGTTTTACCTCCCACCTTTCTACGTCACTGAATCACCGTTCAGGCAGTACGTAGGTACGCATGGCGGCGTCCCACAGACACCGTTCTTTGAGATCGATGGAACGACCTCACATCCGTTCAATGTAGCCATGGCCTTCGGGGTCGCTGGTCACTACGTCAACCTTGAGAACTATGTTCGTGACTTCGCCAGCAATGTTTTTCCACGCTTGCATCACATGACAGCGTCGATACTACAAGGGACGACGACAGCGAAGGTTGCTAACGATTGGTTGTATGAACAACCTCACGTTCGTCGACGGAACACGTTGATCGTGCCTTGTGATGATGGCCTATTCGTGCCCAGCTTTGAGCTGTTGGCCTCAGAGAGCAGTCGAGCACAGTTTGTTGATGACCTAGGCCACGAGGACCTCAGCTTTGTCAACCTGAGCTCGATGTTGAGCACTGCGTCGTTGTTGTTTGGTTCTGACTTCGGCGGCGGCGATCGATCAAGCACCCAGGCCAATTTCCTGGCCAATGAATCTATCGGTTTCACACCTGAACAACCGGGTCTGGCGCCTGGTCGTGCCTTCCTCGGTTACGTCAGCAACGTTGATCAGGCCATTGCGTCAGGCACGTTTGACGCCGGCGTGCAAGATGGAGCGCCGCTAGCAATCTACCAGCGGACTCGTGACCCATCATCGAACCAGGTCACTGTCTTTGATGTCAGCAACTTGTTCTACGGCACCCGCATCTTGCCGAAGAGCCTAACGCTGGTTGAGAGGTCACTATCAGGTTCCGGTGGCCGCGTCGCTGTGACCTTGAAGGACGACGGCCGCGGCGGCATCTACCGCGCCGACTGTCTATCGTCACAATCGACATGGAACTGTGTGGGAACGGTGTACTATGACGAAGGCATCATCGTCATCAAGAACCCGCATCTCTACTTTTTTGGAGCTGATAGCTACGAATTGACGTTAAAAGGTGAGCAGAACGTGCACGTCATGAAGGTCGATGTGACGGCACCAGCGAACCAGTTGAATTCCTCTAGCAACCCGAACTTCATCAGTGTCAGACCTTCACCGTTTGCAAACGATCCGGACAAGGAGTTCGTTTACATCAGCGGTATCAACCTTCATGATGACAACTACAACGTTGTCATGAAGGCACAGCTGGCTCAACCGATCATGAAGCGGCACGGCGATAGAATTAATTTTAAGATACGTTATGATTTTTAGAGAATACTATTCTCAAAAGAGTTCATTAACACTGAAAAATGTCAATTGAAAATCATGGCTGCAATGCAATGGTGCTGCAACAACGACGTGTCCAAATTCATCATTCTTAATGGCGAAGCGTTGAAGGAACGCGGAGTTCTATGAAAGCTTCTTTGAGGTTTCAAACCAGGCCTGTGTTTAACGTTGGATCACGTCGTTTGATCTGCCCGTGTGTTTTCTCAACGGACGTTGGGCCGAAGCAACGTGTGTGGTCAGTGTGCTTTGATGCTGAATTTCAGTTGAACAACCTCACATACGAGGGGACAATCAGGTGTGTTGCTGATGGAGCTCCGGAGCTCGCTCGCGGCAACGAATTTCTCATGCTTAAGGATGCAACCCAATTCAACACAACGAGCGTTGAAGGCGTCCTCGCAAGGGGCATCATCCTTGGTTAAGAATCGTCGTAAGAAGCGTCGTTATAAGCGAGGCGTGTACCTGTCAACTAAGGGTGGCGAGTGTTCGTATCGTTCAGGGTGGGAGCTGGCATACCTTTTTTGGCTCGATGCAAACGCCCGTGTGAAATCATTCGAGTATGAGAAGGTGGTGATACCCTACGTCAGCAACGTCAAGACGGGGCGCGTTAGAAAGTACTACCCAGACGTATTGGTTACGTACTTCGACGGCAGCCGACACCTGGTTGAGATCAAACCCAAGAAGCGCCTGATCCAGACCATGGTCAAGAAGAAGCTAGCTGCTGCACAGCAGTGGTGTCTAGACAACGGTGTGACCCTAGAGATTGTTACTGAGGTTGAGTTAAAGGACCTAGGCATCCTCAGTTAGAAGTTTACTCGAGTCATCTCGTGTCCAATAATCGACCATGACAGTGATTTTGGGGCTCGATGTCAGTACATCAGTTGTCGGTGTTTGTGTCATTGAGTCAACGATACCGCCTGACGACAAGGGTTCACACATCTTGCTGCTTGATCGGATTGAATTCAAGGGCTGCAAGACGCTGTGCGATAAAGCAAATGCTGTACAAGCCTACGTAGGTTGGCTGCAATGTGGCGGTCGATTGGGTTACTTCAGTTCGATCAGGATCGTTCTTGAAGAACCGTTGATGGGTTTCAGGCCCGGGATGTCGAGCGCCCAAACGATCTCAACGTTGATGCGGTTCAATGGCATCGTCAGTTACATTGCTTATTCAACGTTCAAGCAAGAACCTGAGTACATTGGTGCTGCACACGCTCGCAAGCTGTGTGGTGTGAAGTTGCAACGAACTGGGATTGCGGGCCCGCAAAAAGAACAGGTCTTTGCACACATGGCAGCTAACGATCTGAGGTTCGTGCAGTGGCCCACCAAGAAGAATGGGAAGATCGTGGATTGGTCACGCGATGCATGTGATGCCTACGTGATCGCTCGAGCGGCAACTCTGCAACCACCCCCTCCAGTTCAGTCGGTCAGAAAATCAAAGAAAACCAAGGCCTAGGTTGAGGTGTATGGTTAATTTGTGTCAGCAGTTGTCACGATCTCTGATCGCATACGATTCATTGAATCAGCGTTCGGAGCTGCTCGTGTAGCTCGCAACGAAAAAAACGTTGAGGTTCGCTGCCCGTTCTGTGCCCCAAGGGACGCCACCAAGCGCAAGCTGGTGATCCATGTTGAGACCGGGATGGTGCACTGCTGGGTTTGTGGG